GGCGCCGCCAATACCAGTTCTATAGTTTCCGCCATTATCATAAAAATTTATTCCGTTTGTACCGGAAGTATCTGCCACTCCAAAACTAAGGAGTGATCTAGGGCTCGTAGTGCCAATCCCTACGTTGCCTGAGCTATTGATTCTGAATCTTTCAGTGCTGTTGGTGCTTATTGAGACTGTATTGGCTGAGGGTAGAAAAATACCATTGTTAGGAACGCTACTCGAAGTTGGTATAAAACTGGGTGCAGTGAATGAATTGGCACCAAAAATTGCAGAGGATACTGCATTACTGCTAAAAGAAACTGCGCCAGAACTGCTACGAAAAAATCCGGTATCACTGTCATCCGAAAATGTAATACTTGGTACCGCTGCGCTTCCATCCGGAAAATTTGCGCCAACATTTACATAATCAGCACCAGCCAAGATGACACCAAAAAAATCAGCGCCCGTGGCCGGTGCAGAACTGAAAACGATGTTGCCACCACTCAGACGGAACCCTTCTGCACCGGTGTCATCGGGCCGTTGGATGACGCCACCAACGGAGATGAGGCACTGCTGGGAGTTTAGGGGGAGGGGTACAGGAGCTGCACCACTAACGAGTAGGGCAAAGGAAGTCGTCGAGCTGTTAAAAGAACTGCTGATATCATCGATGACCTTGTAGGTCGGATATGCAACCTGAAGATTGTTCCCGATGTAAGCCAATTTTCTACTCTTTTAACGCTGATATTTCTTATTCTACAGGGTCACTATTAGGACCAGATGTAGAAGGAGCAGTCGGCCAGATTACAGATTCTGGACCGGATTCTGCAAATGTTTGAGGGAGGTCGCGCAGGATCTGACGGTAGGCAGCCCATTGAGCTTGATCGAGTGTAGCTCCGGGAATCATTGTGTAATCGGAATCACGGAGCAACTGGTCACGCTTGGTGCGGATGGTGTCCCAGGTGATGGCGTTGTCGCTTTCTGCCGGAAGCGGGGTGTTGCCGTCCTCCAGCCAGCGCAGGTACGCCTGGTAGGCGGTGTTGGCGGGGTCGGGCGGAATCCAAGCGTTATCAGACAAGCAAAGGATCATCTCAGTTTTTGTGAGCTGGTATTCCATGATTACAACTCCGCAGAGGCGACGATTTGAAACATATTTGTGGTGTTGGCAGTGACGGAGGAAGATTCAGTGGTCACTGCAGAATCTAAAGCTGTAGAAAGACCAGCTGTTCTATTGGCGCTGCTATCGATGTCTCGCCAACTATTTGTAGCGCCTGTTTCCGAATTATAGACAGTGCAAGTAGGTGCGGCCCGCATAAGCACTGGAAACTGAATAACAGCTGCTGCATAGCTTCCTGCATATGCACGAGCGCGGTAAGTAGCAGACGAACTTGAAGCGCCAGGTACAACAGACTGGTTGTACGTCTTGAAGTAATACCTCTGACACAACGCCAGCTCCTGCCCATAGCTGCGCCGCTCAAACGGTGTGGCGACGGAGCCGGCTTCCAGTCGCACGTTGCCGATTGTCCAGGTGACACTGGTCTGTGCGCCGACGGTAAATACAACTTCAATGCCAGTTGTGGCTGCGGCCGGAACACTGATCTGAGCGTTGTACCTAGTAACAGTGCTAGTAACTGTAAATGTACCGGTGGCAATTTGCGTACGGGTTGGTGATGCCAACGTACCAAATGTATCCGCTGTGTTGGCGTAATATGCGGTCCAAGTGACAGTCGTCAGTAACGAGTTTGCCAAATCAACGCTTAACGTTGCGGTGGTTCCGGAAAAATCTGCACTATTGAGCTGTTCAATTCGGTGCCCAAAACCAATTGCCGTAACGCTAGACGCGCCCGTAAATTGATACCTAAATTGACCTGTAGTTGCGCCTGCAACTCGAGCCCCTGTAACGTTGGCGCCAGTGCAATAGCCATACCAGCGGTCTACACTATAAGCTAAAGCTGCGGCGGCTGTAAAAGTTTGAGTTGCACCAGCATTGCGTTGATCGATTGCCATTCCCCCATTAATGATCCTATTTTTAAAAGGACCAACATTACTAAATACGTTATCAGCTAAAACGGATACTTCAGTTTTAGTTAATGCCACGATTTATCCCTCCTTACGGTGTCTGCTCGAGGTAGCTAACAGAAATATCTAACGCTGTGGCCGTATCAGCCCTAGCCCGCAGCACATCACTTGATTCCATGATGATCTTGCTGCCGCTGATCAACTCCAAGGACGAACCGGCAGGAACCGGAGCATTACGAATCAAATACACATCGTCGCCGGTGTTGGTAACCAAGTAAACATCCACATTGGCGCTAGCTCCGGTCTTATTGGAAACCAGGACGCTCAGGAGAATGACGGTGGCAGAAGCACCGGCGGAGAGGACGTTGGTGGTGGAGTTGCTGACAGCGTCAGTGACCAGGCTTGATTTGGTGTCAATCTTAAAGGTATTGGCCATATCAGCTCAGAGCAACAATGAGTGCAAGGTTGTCAGTTGAATTAAATGTTCCCGTTACCGTTAGGCTGCCAGTGATGGACACGTTTCCGGGAATGGTAACCGAACCAGATGAATCTATTGTAAGTCTAGCAACACCACCTGTCACGAGGGCAAGCTGATCGGCACCTGGACTAATGATTCCCGTATTGGGATCAGATGCGAATTTTAGAGCGCAACTGCTGAGAGAACCCAGAGAAAAAGAAGCGTTAGTGCCGTCTTCGCGGAGAAGGGGATAGCCACCTGCTTGAGCAGCATCGTGGACAACGCAAGTGTGCTTAACAGTATCAACGGTAACTTCACCTACTGCACCAATAAATGTAGCGGTTTCAGCTGAAGTACCACGCCGGAATTGTACTTGAGTTGCCATAATCTTATCCTAATGCAATTGCGATTGCAGTGGCAAAGTCCTGTGTGGAGATTGTCCCATTCTCATTGGGAACTGTCATGGTTCGAGTGGTTGCCGTTGAGATGCTGGAACACTCAAACGCCAGTTGCTTCGTGGCGTCGCCATTATCTTGAACCCTGAACGCAGAATCGGAGAAGGTTGCTGGAAGCGAAGAGGTATCCAAAAGAACAGTACCAGATGCGTCCGGGAAAGTGGCCGTGCGATTGGCGCTGAGCGTCGCAGTTCGCATCTCGACGACGTAGCTGCTGCTTCCACCGGCTCGACCAACAATTAAGATGCCGTCATTGTTTGCTGCAACTCGGAAGGCTTGTCCCGCCGCATTGGTGAAGGAGTTGGCACCAGTAAAGGCGTTAGCAAGGCCAGCTAGTACAAGTGTTCCATCTGAATCTGGAACCGTCAGCGTCCGGGTTGTTGAACCACTGATGCTGGCTGCGCTAAATGCAATCTGCTTGGTGGTGTCTGTTGTATTGCGAATCCGGAAACCACTGTCGTTGGTTGTGATCCCAGTGGAGGTGACGGAAGTTAAACCAGCTAATGTGGTCGAGCTGCTGCCCAGAGCGATGGCCGTTGAACCAACGGTAATCGAGCTGTTCTGCAGTTGGCTATTGGGAATATTGCTGGTCCCGAACTCACCCGTTGTGTTGTTGTAGGTCAGGCCAGAGCCAGCAGCGACTGACAGGCTGGTGAGCAGCGCAACGGTACCCGAGGCATCGGGAAATAAAATTGTCCGATCTGTCGTTGGATCTACAACTTGAAGTGAGGTTTCAGCCCCATCGGCGGTAGACCCCTCAAAAACAATAGAGCCAGGTTCGAGGGTTAGGCTGTTGGCAGAACTAACGCCGTTCCCAATGCTGACAAAAGTGCTGGCTGTATAGCTCGTGATTGAGAGCGCACTGACTGTACTCCCAAGCGAAACCGAGGTGCTACCAAACGTAATCGAGCTATTAGCTAGCTGCGCATTTGGAATTGCACTGGTGCCAAACTCACCCGTCGTGCTGTTATAAGTTAAACCAGATCCAGCTGCAACACTAAAGTAACCACGGGCATCAGCGCCAGTAGGTCCGTTATAGGTAATAACACCGGTGGAATTGTCATAACTTAACGATCCGTCACCACCAGCATCTGTAACAGAAATTTGCTGGCGAATATTGGTTGCAGTAACAACACTAAACGTGAAGACACCAGTGGAATTATCGTATGACAGGCTTCCAAAACCTGTACCAGTATTACCTGCACTGAGATGAGCCCTAACTTCACTGGCAGATGGACCGGTGTAAGTAATAACACCAGTTGTGTTGTCGTAAGCTAACGAACCATCGCCACCGGAATCTGTAACGGAGATAGATTGACGGGCCCGCAGCTGGGTGAAATATTGATTAGTACCTTCCGCAAGATCAGTTGTAGAGTTGCCTGCAAGGTCGAGTTTATCCGTCGGAGTATTAACCTCCTGAAATAAACCGCTAACCAGAGCAATTGCCTTTCTAGTTGCCATTTTGTAGCTCTACGTGACTCCCTTAGAACCCCAAGATTGAGCCTTTAGTTATACCCATCCTACCAACAGTACCGTTCACGACAGTTGCACTGGAGGCTCAAGTTGAATGATTAACTCAGTAGCACTTGCAGCCTCACCAATGCGAGTTACAAAGTGTCCAGCTGTAGAGGGTGGCGTTAA